TTTATAATTATCTTTAATAAAATTAAATTCTGTTTTAAAATCTAAATTAGGGTCTAAAATAGAATCTAAAAGATACATATATGCAAGTACATTGGGGACGGCATGTTCATATTTTCCAGATTTTGTAAAATTTAAATCTACTGCTACTAGTGGCGCCCCTCTTCTATTTATATGTGTAGTATCATTTGTTGCTGTTTGTAGCAATTGCAATACGGGAATTATTGCTTTAGGATTATTCTTAATAAGAATATTAGTTTTTTCCCAGAACTCCTCCCATAAGGTAGAATTTATTCTATTTATTTCACTTAATTCTCCTGTTTCTTTTAATTTTAAAAGTCCTTCATAATTATTTCCATATTTTCCAAACCCCTGTGCTTGGGTAGGTTTACTCATACCTGTAGATACACTAAATGCATTTATAGGATTTTCTTTTTTTAGTCTTTTAATCAAAGATTGTATTTCTTTAATAAATATTTTATTTTTTTGCCCTGCTCCTAATCCATATAATTGGCCAGACTTTAAAGCATCTCCATAAACAGGCCATAAAATAAATTCTATATCATTTAAATACTGCTTTCTACCTTCAATAGATTCTAAATTATATAACTTTAAATTATATTTATCCTTAAAAGGTTTATCACTTTTAGCTCTAGAAAATAATAATCTGCTTCCTTTACCAGTTTCAATATCAGTTTTTTGTTGAGGAGTTAAATCAGCTTGTTTACGTATTTCTTGATTTGTTATAAACTTAGCAAGAACATTTATTATACCCTTAGCTGTTTGAGCTTGCTTATCCCTCGGGCCAGCAGTTCTCGTTCCTTCAATAACACCTATAGCTTTCAGGACAGACCTATTGTCAATACCTTTATTTTTTTGAAAAGGAACTAATCCCGCTTTCTTTGTACCTCTTTCGAGTCTAGTATATAAATTTGTATCTTTTAATAAATTATTAGGCACACCAGTAGCAGTACCTATTAATCCTTCGCTTACTGGAGCGCCTTCTAATACAGCAGCATCAGGCAAAGCTTTCCTAACTGTATCAATGTTATTTTCTATAAATGAAATAACTCTATTTAATTCTGCTTGTGTAAAATTAGAAGATCCCTCAAATTTCTTAACCGGTATATCAATTTCTTTAGCAAGTGTTTGTTTGGCCCAATTAGGCAATGTTTTAAATGTAAATTGATCTGGAGTTAATTCAGGTAACTTTTCCGCCACTATATCTTCAAATTCTTTTTGATTAGATTCATTAAAAACTTGTTTTTTAACTTCAATTAATCTTTCTGTAGGTTTTGTTTCTGCAACTTCAATTTCTACTTCAGGGGCAGTCTCTGCAGCTACTTGGACAGATTCAGTAATATCATCTATAAACTCTTCACCCAATACTCTACGTGATGCAGTTATAGCTCTTACTGGAAGATATTTATTTATATATGCAGCTAAAGGAACATTAGAAGCAGGATCATACGCTTGTATTAAATCAAGTATACCACCCGCACCTGTTTCAATTTCATCAGTAAGTAATTGCCTATCAAAGTTTGGTGCATTTTTACGCTGATCTACTATTTTATTAGTTATAGGTTTAAACTGCTCTATTATATCTAAAGCACCATTAATACCTTTTTGTTCATATATTTCTTGAACTTTATTAGAAGCTTCTTCAGATCTTGATTCTTTAATTACTGTTTCAGCTTGTTTAACTGCTTGATCTTGAATATCTAATTTAACTCCTTCTTCAGCTGTTTTTATTTGTTGGCTAGTTAATTTACCTTCTTGTATATTTTTATTATAATCTCTAATAAAATTATATACATCTCTTCCTGTATCAAATCTAGCTTTAACTCCACCAACTTGTAGTATTTTTGAAATTACATCGCGAAGTTTAGTAAAAATGTTTTCTTTAAATTTTATATCTCCAGTTAGGATAGCATCGGAAAATAGTGTAAGAGCTTCTTCAGCTTGGACTTCAGTAGGTTGATCTTGATATTGTTGAAGTCTTTGCGCAAAATTACTATCTTTAACTTGGTTTATATCAATCTTGCTAATATATTCCATTAAAGAATTACCTAACTGCAAAGCTGTAGCTGGAGAATCTTTTACGGTTTTGTATAAAATAGCATGCAAAAATTCATGCGCAGGCGCCGCCACCGCTATTTCTTTATCCGCAATTTCTCTATTTATTACAATAGTTTGCTTTCCATCTTTATTTTGGATTATAAATCCTTGTTGAGCCGATGCTTTAATATCTTGGTCTTGTTCACTTAAAAAAGCTTCTGTTTCTGCTGTAGTAGCAAATTCTTGAATATCTAAATCTGTAATATCTTTAGCTGCCTCTCTTATTTTTTCAACTTGTTGAGTTACAGCTTTTGAGCCAATCCCTTTTAAATCTTCATCAATCTGTTTTATTCTATCAGACTGTTCAGTAGTTAAACTTGGTTCCCCTACTTGCTCAATTTGATTTTTTAATTGTTTTTTCTCCTTCATTAATTGAACAGCAATTGCTTGATCTTGTTCAACTAATTTTAATGGTTTTATTTGATTAACAGCGGATTGAGTATCTCTAAAATTTAATTTTATAGCATCACCTTGTTCTTGTGTAATATTTCCTTTTTTAATTTCAGAGTCTACACTTCTTTGCAACACTTTATCCGAATTTTTTAATTGAGATAATTTTATTTGTGTTTCAGTAGTTTTTTCTACAGGGTCAAATGCATAAGAAATATTTGTATATTCTGTTGGTTTTATTTCAGCATTTACTTTTATTTCTTGTATTAGATTGCCCCCTAGTTCAACTCCTTTTGCTAAATTAACAGGTGCCCCGTATAATCCACCGCCTCCAACACCAGCTAAAAACGCGTCTGTAACACCTTCATTAAAAGGTTTTCCATTAACTAAATTTTGGGTTATTTGAGTCCCCACTTCTTCTAATCCCCCAGAAACAACTGCAACAGGAACACCAAATTTTTGCAATGCACCTTCGTACATTGAGATAATTCCATTTTTAAAAGTTTTAGTTCCTTGTTCAATGCCCTCTTTAGCAATAATATTTTTATATGTTTTACCAATGGCCCCACTACCGAATACTCCTTCAAAAAACCCTTCTGATAAACCAATTAAAGCTGATTTTAAAAGCATTTCTGCTTTTTCTTGTTCAGGATATTCTTCTTGCTGAGTTCTCATTTCCCCAGCAGCCAAAGGAACACCTCCCCCTAAGGTTAATGCTGTCCTTGATAAACCAGCGGCTCCGCCAAACATTAAAGATAAACTTACGGGAGCGGATTCAGCTAACGTTTCCCCTAATAGGTAAAAGCCTTCGCTAATATTACCTTTAGAAAAATTTTCTCCAATGCCCCCTTCTATATTATTTAAGTCTTTATATTCCTCTTGTATTTTGCCTAACTTATTTTGCTCATCTATTAAAGAATCCAATAAAGACCTTGTTCCTATAGATTCTTCAAATTTTGTTAAATCTGTTTCAGGCAACCCTAAAGCTCTATTAATAGGATCACTCACTAAGGACCCTATTTCATAAATAAAAGAGGGTACTGATAATAGATATTCACCTAAAGCTTTATCTCCCTTTTTTAATGATCTTAATAAAGATTTTGCACTACCTTCTTCTTTAAGTTTATTCCTTAAGTTATCATTTATTTCTTTTCTTCTATTTATAAGGGTTGAATATTCTTTTATTCTTTTTGAAGAATCTAATGCGTCTATTTGCATATCATCCCCAGCTATAGTCTTTATTCTATTATCAATTTTTGTAATATCATCTATTAAATCTTCAGGTTTTCTATCTGAAGGATCAAATGTTACAACAACCTCTTCCAATTCAATAGGCTGGCTAGAAATCTTTGCTTGATCTAATGCATTTTGCTTTCTTCTTTTAAATATAGCTTCAGGACTATTATCTATTTTTTGTGAATCCAAAGAAATATCTTCCGATACTGATTCCGTAACGGTAGGTTCGAGTGCTACACTTTCCTCCACAGGCGCACTCTTTATCTCCTGTGAAGGGATTTTCTTTCCCTCTTCATCGGGATCGGGTGTAATTGCTACCTCTATAGCATCTGGAAATTTGGCAATAAAAGCTTCGTAATCTTTTTTTCCTTTTTCGTTATCAGGAAATTCAAAATTATTGCCGTTATGATTTAATTTTTTAAACATGTTTTAGTCCGTTTTAATTTGACCAGTTAGATAATCTTCAAAACCTTTATAATCTTCAATCGGTTTAGCAAGATATTTACTTTCTTCAGCTTTAGCCTTTTCTAATATATTTCTTTTTATTTCTCTACTTTTAATGTCATTGCCTAAATCGGGAGACTTATCTAATAATAGCCTAATATAATTACTAAATTGGCCTGGCTGACTTAAATCATACAACTCAGGGGTTGTAACCATGTTACCATCCGCATCTTGCATTTCTACTGCTACAGTAAGCATATTTGTTTTAGGATCAAACGAAGCCGCTTCTCCTGTAACCTCAGTCCACGAAGTATCTAAGTTGTCTATATAATTGTTAAATTTTTCTTCTGAAATTTCTTGCGCTGTTTCAGCTCTTTCTTTAACTGGCTCCTTGGGTACTATATGATTTTTAGGTAATAAATTTCTTAATCCCCAATCTTGAAAAGTATTAAGAAAAGCTTCATAACTATCTTTAGTAAATGGTGATCCTTCAATTGGAAAATTCTTACTACCAGCTGGAGGATAACCTAATCTATCTTTACCTTTTAAAACATTAGCCCATATACTTTGTGTATCATCTGGATTGGTTAAAACACCCTCCGCTACAGGACTTAAAATTTCTGCAGCTACTAAAGCTTCTAATTGCTCCCTTGGCATTTTATTATATTCATCTGATAATTTACTAGTATCTTTGGGATTAAGTATACCCTTATCTATAAGTTTCTTTTTTGTATACTCAGTAATTTTAGGTGTTGTAGGAGGGGTTGTGGTTAAAAATTCTGCAGCATTAAATGATTTTGGCACATTTATACCTAAAGGGTCTGCTATTATTAATGTTAAATTGTTATTTTCGTCAAATCCATAATCTGTAGCTGACAAACCAGAAGTCCAACCTGTACCGTAATCAATAAAATCTTTATAATTTTGAAATCCACCTTCTATAGACCATCCACCCTCTTCACCTCTGGCCGTTAAATTATTATTTGATTCAAAATATTCTTCAAATTGTGGTCTATTTTTTGCAAAATCTAATATACTATTTAATTTTTTTTGAGTAGAATCATAATCCTGAAGAGCAATCTTTCTTTCTTCTGTGGATTTTGCATTAACAATTGCTTGAGAATATATAAAGTTATCATCTAAGACACTCATATATAATTCTCTTTCTTTTTTATTTGCTTCAACTTTATTTAATTCCCTACTAGCTTTTTCTCTAGAGTCAACAAGTTTATTAGCTAAAGCGACATCCGCTTCTTGCTGTTTTTTAATTTCAGCATTTCTTACGGCGCTTTGCTTTTCTAAAAAACTTACGGTATTATTAGCAATAGCCTTAGACATATTTGTCCAGGCAGAAGAGGTATCAGCTATAACTGTTTGTGGATTTTCGTATGCTCCCATTTTTTTTATTTATTATAAGTTTGCAACTGCTGATGATGCAATACCAGATACTCCAGCTATACCACCAGCAATTGCATTAGCACTTTGTTCTCTTGCAGCAGCTTGTTGTTGTTGTTGACCAGTTATTTGTGCTTGTAATCTATTTAGTTCCTGTTCGGTTCTTCTATCTTTTTCTTCGTAAACATATTTTCTACCAGCAACATCAGCCTCTTGTAATCTTCCAGCTTCCCTAAATTTAGCTTCTTGAACTCTTTGCGCTTCTGCCATTTGCTGTTGTTGCAAGTTAGCTTCCCCTTGAGCTCTTAATTTTTCATTATTAGCTTCTTGGGATTCAATACTAGCAGCTACACCTTTTTTACTGGCCAATGCGGCTTGCGCAAGTGCAGTAGCCCCACCCGCGCTAGCACCGGTAGCGGCTAATGTATCTAATGTATTAGCAAGAGCAATATCACTTTGTTCCATTTGAATTTCCGCGGCTTGCGTTGCAACCCCAAGGTTATCATATGGGTTATCAAGCATTCCACTTAAATCTTTTATTTTACTTGAAAGATCTTGAACACCCGCATAAGGATTTATTACAGGAGTTCTTTTATTTTCTACTGCTTTCATTTCAGTCTGAAGAGATCTTTCTTTACTTTGTGCTGCTCTTCTGGCTTTTTTTGCTTGATTAGCACCTATTGCTGAACCAGCTATTGAACCTGCCGCTCCAATTGCCGCTGCCGCTATTGCCGTTGCTACTGCCATATTATATTAATTTTTTATATTCTTAGTTATTTCATATGAAGGGTCTTTATCTATTGTATACCCCAATTCTTTATGCATCTTTAATAAAGTTTTATTTCTGCTAACACTAAAAATTACTTCTTTACCTTGATTTCTTGCTGCATTTTCTGCAGATGTTATTAAAAGTTCAATTGCTTGTTTTTTATTTATTCCTTTGTAATTAGGATCAGAAATAATCCACTCTAGCCATGCTATATTAGAATTTGTAAGATATAAAAAGCCTGCTACAATTGGTACGTCATTATTTTCTACCATAAATCCGCCTAGACCATTTAAAGGTAGCATTTCTTTAGAAGGGTGTACCTTCCAATCTGGCCATTCTAACCACCAGCTACAAAGTGTTTCCCAATCATTTTCGGTTAACACCCTAACTTTTAATTCATTCATAAAATAAAATTTAATTATATAAAGATACTAAAATTTTTAGTAACTTGATTCAACATACTCCGAAGATACAGCAAATAATTCTTTTGGTCCGCCATAATTTGTAACAGAATCAGTAGACATTGTTACTGTTACGAAATATCCTTTTATACCGCTTAATTGATTGCCATAAATAATTTCACCTGGTGCCGCAACACTATTATTTATTAAATTAGCAAAATATTTATTTTCTTTTCTATCAAAACCTGCTCTATTTATAGGGGGTGTTAATTGCGATGGAAATTGATTTCCAAAGTTATCATAAGCACCTTGATTATAACTATATATAGCGGCTGTTTTATCTTGAGTATTAGTTGTAGCATAAGTATTAAATTCCCCATCTGTATTTACAGAACTAATACCAGTAAAATCTGAAACATATGAATCTACTTCCCAACCGTTACTTCCTTCGTAATTTATTGTTTTAAACACTTTTGGCATGCTTACATTAGGATTAAATATAAATTTAATCGACGCATCGTAAGTTGTGCCGTAAAACTGTGCTCTATTAACATTTTGACTATAATGCAAGTACAACCCTGCATTCTTATTGGCTTTAGTGCCATTGTCAACAGTATAAAATAAATTTTTCAAGCTAGTACCTAGTGCTGGCTTATAGCTAAAGAAGCTAGTCCAACCTTTTACACTTTCGTCAAAAGCTAAAGTTTTATAACTATCAGTATTTGTAGGCTGTAAAGAAACAACATATTGTTTATTATAAATATCCCACATTCCAACTGCTTTTCCTGGTCCTAATTGATAACTGTCTAAAGCACTAAATTGATCTCTAAAGAAATCAATCATTCCATAATTAGATATTTCTGTTATACCATCTTGAGATAATCTTAATACAGCATTTCTATCTTTATCAGTAAAGTATTTTCTATAACCATAAACAGCAAAGCTTTCTGGGTTTCTACTAATGCCAAAATTCCCAGCATAAGCTCTAACTGGCCCTATAACAACTTGTCCTGTAGTTGTTAACCCAGCACCTTCAGCGGTATAAATAGCATCTTTATCTATAAGAGCATTACTAACTTTATTCTCTTGAAATATAATAAGGTTAGTATCTTCTGCATACAATTTTTGTATAGAACCGTTAGCGGGGTCTAAACTTCTTGTTATATCCTCACCTACTGAAAATTCATTAGTATTATTTACCCCTGTAGTTGAATTAAATATACCTGAATATATTAAAGAATTAAATCTTATAGAAGCTTTTGGTTCATCTTCAACTAAATATGCTTTAGCTCCATATCCAGCAGCGGTATTATTATAACCTCCTCTGATTCTAGCTTCTTCTATAACCCAGTTTTTACTAGTTTGAGCATCAGCAGTAGAAACATTTCCGCGATTATATCCTCCTATAGCTTGGGGAATGCCATTAGACCCATTCCAAACCGGCTGATTTGAAACGTTTATAGTCTTTCTTAATATAAAGCTATTAAAATATTTTACTTCTATTACTGCTGACATACATATTATTATTACTTATTTATAGCATAAATTACTGTGGTTTTCCAATATCAAATGGGCTGACGGCTGGCTGAGCATCCCCCATACTTTTTAACCCATCACTATTAAAATACGCCACCCATTTTCTATTAATATTTTGTTGGCCATTGATTGTGTTTGAGCCGTCTCTTGGAAATGAAAAGTCATTACCATATTTAGCGCTTATAGAGTTATTATCAACTGCCCTATAACTATACCAACCTGCTCCAGCTGGGGGAGTCCAAGGTTGTGTTAATTCTATATCTGTATAAAATTTGCTTACATATTTATAAGCCCATTCTCTAGCATATACAGGTTTTATAGCGGCTAACTTAGTGGCCTCTGTTGCATCTTGATTATTTAAACTACTAACTAAATATTGAAAAACATTTTCAGAACCATAATTAGCTGGATAATAAAAATCACCATATGTTAATGTTAAGCTTATCACGCCGTCTTCCGTGTAGTATTTATATTCTTCGTTAGAAGGACAAAGAGGCCCAGATCCTAGCACAATATCTTGACCTTCACCAACATTATTACTGTCAAGTCCCCAAGGGTACCTAGCAATCAATCTATAATCGCCATATTTAGCTGATGGGTTGTTATATAGTGATTGTTGGCTTTGCCCAATAGCAAATACTTTTCGAGCTATTGTGGTTATAGAATTAGCTCCTTCTGTAGGTAAAGGTTGCAATATTGATTCTAAACAATCATTATTACTAATATTTGTAGTAGTAGGAAATGTATTAACATTACCACCATTAAAATCTACGGCTGTTATGTCTTCTGTCATAACTCCCGATGCATCAATATCTAAATTAGGATCCAGAGTAACTTTATAGTTATTACCCTGCGTACCACCAAATTTAATTTCATTACCTTCAATATCAATAGCTTGCTCCCAATTATTAGGATAACCAGCCCCACTAGGGTCTCTAAATTGTAAATATATTGGGTATAGTGCAAAAGGGAAAGTATTTACGTAATTCCCTTCATCAAAGGGAAATTGGTCTAATCGTAACTCTAAAGCTATAAATGCAGTGCCTTGAGATAACCCCCCGGTACCACTATTTGATCCCCTAGATTGTGCATTAGAATTTTTAAATGTCCAGCCACTACAATTAGGAGCAGGCAATTCAACATAATCATTAGTTGTAGTTAAAGCTAAACCTGAATATGGCGCTCTTATGTCTACTGTACCGGAGGCAGAGCCAGGTAATGGGGTAGAATCCACCGCATTGGTGTTATCATTTACCCAATAAAAAGCTCCTGAATCCCCAGAACCATAAGATAAAAAATAATCTTCCTCCTCTCCAAAGCCTTCATTAATTGGTATTTCACCAATTCCAACTTTACTTGTAATAGTATCAGTTAATCCGCCAGCATCTTGAACAGTTACTGTTATTGTGTATTGTCCAAATAATTCTTCTGAAATATTTAATTCACCTGTGGTTGGATCAATAGACATTTGAGAAGGGTTACCTGATATACTCCAAGTTAAATTATTAGAATTTAAAGTAGGGCTTGCTGAACCATTTGTTGCTGTATATGTAAAAACAGGATTAGAAGCAGTTGGGTCAAAATTTACTACAGTACCATTCGTTATTGTAGGTGCTACATTACCTAAATTTTCTACTAGCTCAGCAATTACAAGGTTTCCTTCTGTTTTTTCATAAAAAGAAAAATAATACACTTCATTTATAGAAGCATTAGGGCCATAATAAAAATAATCTGTAGTTATTAGCTCATATGTATCATAAGTTGCTGGATCTAATGGATTATATGGATCTCCATTGGCTGGTATTTTAAGTAAACTAAATTTATTTATAGTATTGCCATTTATATCAGTTACAGATACACCTAAATCACTTGTTTGCAGTGGTTCTTGGGGTATTTCATTTTCCCCAGCTTCATCTATGGGAGCAAATCTTCCAGCTATAGAAGTATTTAAAGGCGTTGCTTCGGTCAAACCCCATGTAAACCCCAGTAACCCCGCTACTTCATTAGTCCCTGTTGTAATAGCCTCATTAAGTTCCGATATTAAACCAGTTGTAGAGGTTTCCCAAAATATGTCAAGTCTAGAAATAACAGGCTCAGTTTCATAAATACCTAATAAAAAATTATATGATCCACTGGCAACTGGTAATGATCCAATAGGATTATTTGGGTTTCCTTGAGTTATTCTAGCTAAATATGGATTAGAGCTAGTTTGATAAATATCAACATAAGAACCTGTAGTAATAATACTATTTTCCTCCCCAATTGTATTAACTGTGTTTGAAGATGGTAATATTATGCTAGCAGTAGTTGGCGTTATACTATCTACTTGGCCTGGATAATATTGCTGATTATAGCTAGGAGCGGTACTTCTGTTTGGTGTTACTCTACCAAAAAGCTGTACGCTGCTTCTATATTGCTTTTGATCTGGTCCAACCTCTGCAAGATCTCTTGGTACTTTATTTATATTATCATTTATAAGAGTTATAAATGACGTAGTATTTTGAGGATCTGGTGGTGATGCAGGTGCTCCAGGATAACCATTTAATATCCCACCTAAGTAAACATTGTAATACTCCTGTTCAAGTTGCTTAACAACTATTTTATAAGAATACCAACCTAAAGGATTGTAATTTGAACTATTTGGATTACCATTGTATAATCCAGGTGCTCCAGTTACAACGCTTTTGTTTGATTGTATTGGAGAATCGAATCTTAATTTTAAAGAATCTCCTGGCCATGAGGAAACAGGGGGTGAAAAAATTGGGACTTCCCCTAAACTACCAATTCTATATGGATTATATACTGTTGATGCTCCATATAATACATCTGATTCAGATAATCCAACAGTAGTAGAAGATAATATAGTAGTAGATGATCTTCCATATCTATCAGAAAGCACTACCCCAACCTGATAGTTTCTATTTTGTTTTAATGTATGATTAGGATATTCAATTATACTAGTAGTATTCTCAGGAGGGAAAGCGTTTTCTATATTAAAATTAGATTTTGAAGATATACCAACATCATAATCTAATACAGCGGGGGGAGTATGTTTATCTTGATAATTGCCATATACAACTCTATTACCAATTATTTCTTGAGATAAAGCTTTAACAGGCACTTTGTCATATACTCTTATTAAGGTGCTATCAGATAATGTTTTAAATGGTTTTTTAGCCTGATAGTCATATTCAACATAACTATTTGCGCTAAGTGCTATTTCACTCTGAAGTATAGTGTCTACTACATATAATGCCTGGGAATCTGATTCTTTAAATATTATATCTATTTCACTAATATTAAAATTAGAAATAAATTCAGATCCATTATTAGCGGGAATAGGTATTTGTAAAAGTATCTGATTTACTTTATTTTGCATAAACTGTACAATAGTACTTCTGTAAGCACTTTCTTCATCGCCGGGCAAAAAATAACCATCTTGTTGAGGTATAAAAAGAGCTTGTGTAAATGGTGCCAGTACAGAATATTCACCACCATTAAATTTAAATCTATAAGTAAATCTTACAAATTTATCTTCTAAAAAATCAGGATCACCCCCGTATGAAGGATTATAATATGGATTAGCAGTAACACCATCTGGTAAAAATTCACTTACTACATCATACATAGTTGTTTCGTAAGCTCCTGCGGCAGCTTCAACTAAACTTACTTTATAAAGTTCTATTGGCTGATATGGATTATATTGAGATACAGAAACTAAGTCTTCATTAGTGTAATAAACACCCCCGCTAGCGCTTCTTCTAGTAACATTTATTCTACGCGGTTGATTTCTATTATCAGTAAAAAATAATAAATTTTCAAGCATATTAACACCTGTAATAGGGTTAGTAGTAGAAAAATTTAAAAAGGCTCCTTCCGCTAATTTAACTGTATCTCCATTTAATACATTGTATTCATATATAAAGTTTTGAGCAGAAGGATTATAAGTTGGGTTTGTAATATAAGCGCTATCAGTATTATTAGTAAGGAATAAATATATTGTATTTTTAGCGGGGTTTGTAAACTGCCCTATAACCTGTATACCGGAAACGGTTAAAGCTTCAAAATCTTTTATAAGTTGATTACCTAAAACATTTTCTAAAGCACCTACATCAGCACCTTGTGATTTACTAACCTGTATATTAAAGCCTTCTCTGTATTCCCCTGATGGTACTAATCTATCATCAAGGTCTTGATTCATTTTAGACCCTATAAAAGCATTTTTAACTTCTGCCATCTATTTAACTTTTAATCCATTTAGATTTATTTCTCATTATTTGCGCTATTTCGTCTAATTTAATATTAGACAATCTAATTTTAGCGTTTCTAGTAGCAGCAAATTTTTCTTTTTTATATCTATTTACTATGTATTCAGGAGTATTAATTTTAGAGGATAGTATTGCGTGGTTTAAATAAGCATAAACAGCCTCTTCGGCCATTTTAGGTATTCTCATGTCTTGGTCATATGCAACTCCGTCAGATATATATTCCAATATTATTAGAGCCCCATTTAAATTACTTGAAAAAGCCATACTACCCTCTCTATCGTTTATAGTAAACCACCCATTAAATTGAGATATTTCTGGATTCATTCCATAACGTTGTCCTAAAAGACCGTCAGCAAATTGATAATTATAAAAAACAGATTGATCATAAGCCGCATTATTAAAATTACCAGTAATTAATTTATCGTTTGCATTGTCCCAGCGTTCTTCAGTTATTGAAGTAGCCCTAACATTCTCATTAAAATTATCTTGTATGGGATCTCCCGTATAATCTTGCGGTAATATTTCGTAAGGATTTGAAGTAAGTGTAGTTGGATATATTATATGTTTAACCCCTTGCTGATCAATCCAAGAGGTTTTTACATAATTTACATAATCTTGTGGAAGAGGAACTGAAAGATTTGGGGGGATTGTTAATTCTTGAGATTTAATACTTTTTAAAGTATCATAGCTTAATTCCTGTAAAGCACGTTTAGCATGAAAGATAACATCAGTTCTTTTAACACTAGGTATAAGTTTCCCAGCGCCAACATAAGCAACTATAAAGTTATTTATTAAATCAGAAATTTTAATATATGCATACCCCCCATAGTTATCTTCTACAGTATTGCCATAAGCATCTTGATTTCCATAAACACCACCATCTTGTCTTTTTAATTGTACAACAAAATAGTCGCCTTCGGGTAATTGTGTTTCTAATGTTATAACATTATCAACAACAGTATATGGGGCTATGTATTCAATATAACTGCTTCCAGCTCCTGTAGTACTTGAGTATACTTTAAAATTGTTTTGAGCATAACCAGCAGATGAAGGATCATATCCTCCAAAAATTAACTTAGTATCAAAAGTAGTAGTATATGAAAGTTGAGTACCATCAGCTATAAAACTTTGTGCCCCAGCGTAATATTGTCTATTTGTTTCGGTTATTAAACCTCCATTGGGTATTGCCATAGCTTATTAACTTTTTTGATTTATTTCTTCTTTTTGAATTTGTTGACCCGCAGCTTGAACTATCTGTGGGTCTCTTATTATTATACCAGAGTATTGTAATATTTTTAAAATAACTTCTGTTTGCTCAGATTCATGTAATTCAAAATTTACCGAAGTTTCATTATTATATATATATTGCCCTAAAGTACCTACATTAAATCCCCATACTACATCATTGGGTTTTCTAACATAATCAACAACTATATTACCTGTTATTGTTGCCGGCTGAATAAATAATTTATTATTTTCATATAAATATACAGGGAAATTTTCCGTGGCTTTTGTTAGTTTTGATTTTTGTATATTATAAAAATCATTTCTTTGTAGTCTTTGTACTTCCGTAATATCTTTGTATATTACTTCACCTAGTCTGTAAAATGAAACAATAGTTCCGTAAATATCGGTTGTTGGTAAAGTAAAATATTGTTGACCTGGGGTTGAAGTATTATCGTAAACTGCATTTCCAAATGTTTTAAATATAGATATTTTTTCATCAATATTTTCTACACGGCTTGCATATGTATCATCAGTTTGAGGAACCCTTAATTGTTGATTTAAGTCTTCAAAATACTTTTCAAATATTTCAAGTTGTACCTGAGTTCCTAAACTATTAAACTCGGCAGGAGGTATATAGCCTCTTTGTTCTTTGTTTAATATGTATAAAACTGTTTGATATACAGTGTTTACGTTTATTGCCATTGTTTATTTATTATTAATTATAACAGCTAGGCCGCTTTTAATACGACCTAACTATTATAATATTACATGTTAATATAGTTTTTTCTCTATTGATTTATAAACTTCTACACCTTCGTCAGTTTTAAGGTAAGAAGCAAACGCAGAAAATGGATTTTCATCAAAAGGAACAATCATTAATCTTTTATCATTTGAAGACCAATGTATACTTCTTTGGTCCGCTGACAAATAAATAATATTAGCTTCGCTAGCTTTAATTGCAAAATTTCTCAATTCCACATTCTCGTCATTAGCTAAGTTTAAGAACAAATTAGGGTTTTTCTTAGCAAATAGCAATAAATCCCTTTTGATCTCCTTAGAAGTAAGATCTGCTACCTTAGATCCGACCTCAACTCTTAATATTGCTTCCATTTGATCTATCTCCATGTTCATTGCTGCATTTAGCGCATCAACCTCACTTAATAAATCTTCTAAATCATCTTCAGCAATTTCAATTTGATCATATTCATAATATAATACATCTTTCTTAGGATGATATAAAGAAAGCAATTTTTGTAAATTTTGTTTTTCTTTAGGAACAAATAATGAACCGTTTTTAAACATTATATGACCTAGTGTTACTTCACCTTTTTGCTCGCTTACAAATGGAGAATTTTGATTAGTTGCATATCTTAGCTCCTGTTGTTCGCCATTTTCTTTATTGAACCAAAGCATTGGCCATCTTTGTGAATGTTTAGATTGAATCGTATATGTTATAGGTTGATGTGCGCCTTTTAACAAATAAGTTCTATCTTTAATTTCCCATTCGGGTTTTGTAGATTTTACTGGTGTTTTAGCAACAGCTTTTTCTTTTACTACTTGAGGCGCAACCTCAATATTTTCTACTGCTGGGTTAGCTTTTTTAGCCATGATATAATATAATTAAATAATTAATAAAAATGTAAAGTAAGGGGCACCACTACGATACCCCTTATCCTTACAATAATAGTCTATGCAGAAGCTGTAAACAATACGAAATTGTTTGCGCCTTGAGTAACAAGACATCTTTCAGATAGGAAGTGTACTTCCATAGCATCAAGCGCTGAAGTATAAGCACCTCCAACAGAACCAGTAATCCAAGATTTCATTCTTCGATCATCAGCCTGAGAAGCTCTATACCTTACATGCAAGAAAGGTCTACGGATATTAGTTCCTAGAATTTGGTCATAAACAGTTGAAGTACCTGCAGGAATCAAAACTCCTTCAATACCAGAAACTGCTACCGCACCTCTTGTAGAAGCATCATTTAGATATTTCCAGTCTGTCTTATAGAAATCATAAGATCCTCTGCGGAAGCCACTAAATCCAAGATTCAATGCCATTTCTTCAGAGTTTTCAAACAATCCATAAGCAGTACCACCTTGAGCACCATCAGAAACACCAGCTAGCATTCCGTCAATATCAAGAGCAAGTCCTCTATTAACAAAAAGCATGTTTTCTTCAATAGCCCCTTGGGTATCTAAATTTTTCAAAATGCTGTCAAATTCAGTAAGTCCGGTAGCTCCACCACTAAAGTTATTAAGAACGTTACCTCTTGATTGAATAGAAGCAAAAAGTCCTTCAGTACCTTTTACAGTCAATGTAGAAGTTCCGCTTACTAGCTCGCCTTCAACAACCGCCATTTCTAGATAGTCTTCAAAACGTAGTCTTGTTTCAGATTCAGCTTTTAGATACCATAGAAATCCAGAAGTTCCATCTTCAGTAGCAACTTCAACCCATCCGATTTGCGCAGCATCTGATCCAGAAATTGCATACTTATCTTTAATGATGATAGGTGAATTGTTATACTGAGTAAAAGAAGGAGTGATAGAACGCTCACGACCATCAGCAGTTCCTTTCTTAAATTCAGAACCGTAAACGAAAATCTTACCAGTTGTCAATCCTGTAAAATCAATTTCAGAACCACCACCGGTAGCAACTAGATCTCCCTGAGTATAAGGCTTAACAGTTAAAGTAGCCAAAGTAGGAGAAGTATCAACACTAGTTTCTACAAAACACTTTAGTTCTTTTCCTGTAGCAGGATCCATAAGAACAATAGTATCATTTGCAGAAATAACGTTTGCTACAAAATTAGGTCCAGCAGCAGCATCCAATACGAATGTTAAAGTGGTTCCAGTTGCAACAGTTACATTATCATAAGCAACGTGTAGTCTATTTTGCTCAGACCATACAACTTGATCAGAAGTCATGGGCATTTCTGCACCAACCATTCTTAAGAAGCCAGATAGAGTTCTGTTACCATATCTTTCTACTTCTTGCTCGTAAATTTCGGGTAGATACTGTTGAGCGAAGTCATTAGTACCATCTGTAAAACTTAGGTAGTTATCGCTAAGTATTTGTTGCTTTTGACTTGGTTTAATCGAACCAAAAGCAGGTAAAACATTTGCCATTTTTAAATTTTTTTAATTAGTTAAATCTTTTTGTTTTTATTTTTAGTTTACTAGAATCAGCTCCACTAATAGCCCTAACCTTTAATCCATTAATAAATACATCACCACCAGCTGTTTGTCTTGGCTCAGTTGTAATGTTTTTAGTTTTAGCAATCTGTTCTTTAATAGCATCGGCACGGCCTTGCTCATAGAAATGATTTACAATTTGGTCAGTATTCCTAGCGGCATAGAGAGCCTTGTGGTAACCTCCAGGGTCTTGTAATTCACCTTGATCGTTTAAGAACGTCTCAACGAACTTTGATAAATTTTTCTGGCTGTCAGACACGGAAACAGGATCTTTTACAGAATACTTAAATTTTTTATTTCCTACATTAAAATCGAAACCTTCGAAGTTGTTGGAAAAATAATTATCAGTAACCTTTTCAAACCTGTCTATAATAGACTTTCTACTTTGTTCTTCTTGATTATAGCGATTGAAAAAATCCATAGCTTTTTGTTGTTCTTGAGTAATACCAGGTCTTAATTTAATTTCCTCGTAATACTTACTCTTTGTTTCTTCCAAAAAGTTTTTGGCTTTTGCAACCTCTTCTTTAAACGCAATTTTCTTTTTGCGTATATCCTTATCCTCATCTATTTCTTCATCATAAGAAAAATCATCCAATAAAATATCGATGTCTTCTTGATCTAAATGAGGTTTTGTTTGTTTATAATATTCTTTCAATAAAGTATTATTATCAACGTTTGAATAATCTGCATTTAATCTTGCATAATCCTGGACTGTACCACCTGTTTCTTTCATAAACTTAACAAGTTTATCTATTCCTTCTGGTAATTCAGGCGCTTTTGTTTCTTCTAATACTTCTTTTTGTTCTGGTTCAGCAAATTTTGTTTCATTGCTTTCACTTGTTTCGGCTTCTACTAATTTTATAGGAGACTCTACTTCTTCTTTTTGACTTTCTTGGGAAGCAACTTGCTCTTCGGCGTTTCCTTCTCCCATTTTTTCGCCATCTCCGGATTGGTTAGATACATCCACCTTCTCTGTGCTTGACTCTTGAACGGCATTTTCTTCTGTTTTTTGTTCATTAGGGATTACCACTTTGGTAACTTCTTCTTGTACTTTATCTAGTGGTTCTGAGTCTTTTAATTCAACTTTTGTAATTTTTTGCTCTTGCACTAAATTTTTTGGTCTTGTGGGTTTTTTCATTTTAAATTCCCCCTCTTGTCTTACTTGTACTTCTGCCATGATATAATAATATAAAATTAATTAATAAAAAAATTTACCTCGGTTCAAATTGCTCTAATCCAAACCCACCTAGATTATCATTACCTGATGATTCAAAATCTTTAGGTAATAGATCGTTTTTTCTTTGATCTATAAGTTCAGACTGTTGAGTTCCTTGAATTTTAACTCTTTGATCTTTACGGTCTTCTATTTGTTTTTCTTTTGTTGCTTGCGCGTCTGCTTGTATTTGAGCAAGCTTCATTTTATATTGGAACTCTTCAGCCATTAATTGCTTTTTAATTAAAGCTTCTTGTTCCATTTTATTTATTTCAAATTCAGACTTTGCTTTTTCAATTTGCACTTTTGTTTCGGCTAGTGCTTGTTGTTTTTGTACTTCAGCTAATGCTGCTGCTTCAGAAGCCTGTGCATTAGACTGGCCTTGTGCTTGAATATTAGCTAATTGAGCAGCTTGTTGTTGTTCTGTTCTTTTAGTTCTTCTTAATTTTAATACTTGATTAGCCAATTTAATATTTCTTATTTCTCTAATATCAATAGCATCTTCAAGATTAATAGAATTTTGTTGTAATGAAACTTGAATATTCTGTTCAAGTAATGCCTTCTCTTCAGCATCTGGTTCTAATTCTAAAAATATACCAAAATTATGTATATCTAAACTTGCAATTTCTTCTAGCGTTTTTACGTTAAAAGTATTAATACTACTTAATAATGCCTCCCTAGTTAAAGGGAATTGCAAAGCATCATTTACTCTAAGACCAATATTTTCTGCGTTTCTTATAGTAATATACATTAAAGCTTTTAATATATGTCTAACAGCTACATTTGAATTTGCTGCAGCCATTTTTTGCAAGCCAACTAAAGCATTTTTATCAGGAGAACTACCATCTACAGCTTCGTTTAATCCAGTAGTATCTCTTATCATTTGTAAATAATATTGATAAGTTTGAATTAAAGCAGAAATTTTAGACATACCATTTGAAGTCTGTAATTCTTGAATTGGTACTTTGCCTCTATTTAAATCTCCATCTTGCGTTAATGAACGCCCAACAATACTACCAGTTTGGAAATACATGTTTAAAGCTTCAGCAGGATTATAATTGGTTCCATTACCTAAATCAACTTCAGCTAACCCGTCCATATCTAAATATACCCCATCTGGTACAACCCTAGATAAAACTTGTTGTAGTTTTAAATGAGTTAATTGAATCATATCTGCAAAAGAAGTTATCTTGCTTACAACCGAATCAATTCTTCCCTTATATAATCTAGGTGCACAAATAGAGTAATTCATGTTAACCTTAGTAACATTGCCATAAGGGCGGGTCATATTTTCTGACAAATTCCATTCTAATATTTTAGGCATTCCCAAAACTTTAGCTCCCGTATATAATACTTCAATACTTCTACTAATCCTTTCGAAATTATCACTTTCAGGCGGATTAAATTCATCATTTTTTTCTAATACTTTTTCTAAACCTTGATCAGTGTATTTTAATTTAAATACTTGGTTAGCATAAGTTTTATATTCAAAAAATAATATAGAAACTAAATTATCATCATTATTACCACTATAATTTCTTACGTAATTACTATAATTACTTGGCCCTCTATATTTTTGAATTTCTTCTAATTCAGAACTAGTTAAATTAGGAAATTGTTTTTTTACTTCAGAAAGACTTAGGTTTTTAACTTCTCCAACATAATATATATCGTCAAAATTAGGATCTTCTGTATAAGAATAAACAAGAGCCGCGGGGTCTACATAATTAACTTTTATACCCTCAGATAAATTAAAACTTGTTTTAGAAGCACCTATTCCTAACACAGTTAAATCATATGCTATTTTTCTTTTTGTTTCTTGATATTTATTAAATTCAAAAACATTATTTATAACTTCCTCCTCTGCTATTTCAATGCTTTGCTTGTAATCTAACTGCAACATTACATCTAATTCTTCTCTTGTTGCGGGTAAAGCTTTTGGATCAGCGCTTGCATAAAAATTTTGACCTGTAGCTTGATTTAATTGTTCAATATATTCCCTATTTTGAATATCGCGCATTGCTCTAAAAGCAAACTGTGTTCTCTCTTCTAAAGCAAATGGATCGTTTGCGAAAGCTTTAATTTCATAACCTTTGTCCACCATTCCATTTACTATAATATCAACAAACTTAGGTATTATAGGTACTATTTTCCAATCTAAATTTAAATAAGACAAATCACCATTTATAGATAATTCATCTTTATATTTCTGGACAGATTGTTCGCCCCTAGCGTATAATCTAAGGTTATGGTAGTTTTGAAAATTTTGTAAATAACGGTCGCCGCCTGTATCTTGCCTAAACCATTCATTTTCAATAGCTTGCCCCACTTGTAGCCCATAGTCGTAACTATTTTTTATTTCGTCAGATACCACTTGGTCCGGAAATGAACTATTGTAATTTGTATAAACCATTTATTTAAATTATTTTTGACGTAACTCCATCGTTATTATATTTTCTTATTTGCAAGCTTACTGGCTCAAACGTTCTTTTAGAAATTGGTGCATATCTATTTTTATTACAAGCCATAATAGCTAATCCAGAGCTAATAGAAGCATCGTGCTTTGTTCTGTTATTTAAATTAAATTTAGCCCAATCATTTAAAGTTCTAATAAAATACATATTTCCGTAACTATCATTATTAAAACCTATATGGTCATTAATATAAGTTTCAATTGCGGCGGCATGGGATTGTTTCATGTCTTCACTAGAGTTCGGCACGCCACCTATTTCTCTTTCGGTTACAGATAATTTATTATATACTTTGTCGGGTCTATTCATTGAGTAACCCCTATAACCTCTTCTTTTAATATAATATAATAATCTAGGTTTATTATTTTCTGCTAATATTGGCATACCATAAAAAACTAAAGCCATTAAAACATCTTCAAAAAATATTTCAGCATTATCAGGCCTAGCAATATATTCTAAAAAAAATTGGTTTGGCGGCACATCAGCCATAGTAAATTTTGTTAACCCGTGCAAAGCCCCTTTTGATCCTCTCCCATCTACTGTACCTGATATATCATAACTATCACATCCAAACGCCCCGAAGTCTTCATTGCCAGGATATTTTATACCATTTTTTATAATAACTTTATTTTGTAAATGATACGGAGGAGTCCATGTAATAAAAAACCTCCCATTTTTATTTGGCATAAAAATTACTTTCGTATCTTTTATACCATTTTCCCATTGAAAATTACCCTGAGTAACTAAACCACTATATTTAGCTTCTTCAACATAATCTATTTGTTCATATATTTTTGACAAATTAAACAATGATTGTTTTGCTTCATCTCTAAAGGCGTGTTCTTGTGTTCTTGGAAATTGTCTATAAAATTCATTTAAGGCATCTTGATCGGATTTTAATCCTTCTACTTCATTTTGCCAATACTCAATTACCCCAGTGTCAATCCATTGGCCATCAATCCCTTTGACTTTTTCATCAGGGGTGTCGAATACAGGTAATCCATACATGTCAATGAATCCTTCGTAATTCCATTCCATAGGTATGAACAAACTATATAGTCCTGTACTAGTCTGTCCATTGCGGTTTCTTTTTGTAACATCCGAGCCATTATAAAGTTTTTTAAAGTTT